CTACATGGAGGAGATCGCGAGCGGCGCCGCCTACGAGGGCCGGCGTGATCTCGGTAACCATGAGCCGGAAGCAATCGCCGCGGCGAAAGACGCCGGCACGACGCCGGGCCGGTTCTACAAGGGGCACGGACCGATCCAGATCACGGGGTATTACAACCATCGGGACTGCGGCAAGGCGCTCGGCCTCGATCTCATCCACGCGCCGACGCAGATCACGCTGCCGGTCGCCGGGTGCCGGTCTGCCGCATGGTTCTGGAAGTCGCGCAACCTGAATCAGTTTGCCGATGCCGGCCAGTTCGAAGCGCTGACCCGGCGGATCAACGGCGGCATCAACGGGCTGGCCGATCGCATGGCGTATCTCGATCGGGCGACCGAGGTGCTGGCTTAATGAATAGCTTAATGAATGGAGTGCTCGAATGATCCGAACCCGAGACTACTGGTACGGCCCCATCCTTGCCGCCGTGCTGATTACCCTTGGCTGCGTGACCAACGACCTGGCGCCGCAGTCTTTCAATGAACGGTTGGCTGCCGGTATCGCAACGGTATCCGCCATCCGGTCGACGACCGCGACGCTTCTCCGGCAGGGCAAGATCGATGTCGCGGACGCCGAGAACGTCCAGGCGCAAGCCGACAACGCGCGCGCCGGCCTGGCGCTCGCCCGCGAGTTGCAGGAGAAGGATCACCGCGCCGGCGATGCCCGGCTGACGGCGACGATCACCGCGCTGTCGGCGCTGCAAGCCTATCTCAACGCCAGGAGCGCCCGATGAACGTCGACCTGTTGCTGACGCTAATGATCACCGCGCTCAACCGGGCGTCCGAAATTGGAGCGCTGATCTCCAGGGCCCGGAGCGAAGGGCGCGACGTGTCTGAGGTCGAGATCGGCGCGCTGTTTGCACAGGATGACGAGGCGCGTAAGGAGCTGCAGCGGGCGATCGACGCGGCGAATGCCTGAGTTCGGCTGGGTGCTCGCTGGCTTCGTCGGCGGATTCGGTGTCGCCCTGCTGCTGTTCGGGGCCGGCTACCGGCTGCTCGAATACGGCGTCGCGATCGATCTTATGAGGCGTCTGGGGGCGTTCAAGGGGTGGTGGAGGCGATTGTTGCCGCCGAGGAAGGGGCGCTGAAACCTTCTACGCCGCTACCCTGGAAACCGCATAAATACGTGATCGAACAAGGCGCTTCGGCGTAGAGCAAAACGGCACAAGTCTCTGACTTAGTGCGATAACTCATCTGCTATCATAGCTTCTTGGTTATGCATGTTTCATGTGAAACATCAACAGGATACGCGGAGCATGTTACGGCAAGCGTAGAAGGTTTTCTACGCTTTCAACTTCCGGCGGGTCGATCCAGTCCAATCCTGCTGCCTCGATGTAGCGCTGAGTCATCGCCTTGCTTGAATGCCCGCCGAGCCTCCGCGAGTCTTTCCCCTGCCGCTCCGCATCAGTCAGCGCGCGATGTTTGAGGTCGTGGATATTGGCATCGACAACACCGGCCGCGGCGCACGCCTCGGTCCAGGCGCTGTACACAGTGTTGTACGGCAGCCGCTGGCCGCGGATGCTCGAGCACACATGCACAAGGCTCGGCACTTTGGGCGCGGCCCGACAGCGATCGAGTGCAGCGCGTAGGCGCGGCGTCATCCGGATCGGAACGGCGACAGCGGTCGTCTCTTCGACCTTCGACGGCCGGAACACGACGCCTTTATCGCTCACATCCGACCAGCGCAACGCGAGCAGATCGCCGACTCTCTGCCCGGTGACCAACGCGAGGTCGATCAGCGCCGCAAGCCAAGGCGAGCCATGCTGCTTGATGCGCTCGAGCTCGTCGTCGGCCAGGTAGCGGGTGCGCTTGCGTTCCTTGAAGCGTGCGATCTCCTTCACGGGATTGTCGACCCGATAGCGCTTACGGATTGCCCACTGAATGATGACCGAGAGCAGCGACCGCAGACCGTTCGCGGTGCGCGGCTTGTCTTTCCACTGATCGATCAAGTCCGCGACATCGGCCGGCTCGATCTGAGAGACGTCGAAGGCCTCGAGCGCCTTCGCCAGCACGTAGCTCATGCGTTCGTAATCCTTGCGCGTCTTGAGCACCCTGTAGCCGGGCAACTCGTCGCGTCGCCACGCCTCGATCACGGCCGGCATCGACGTTTCGCTCGGCATGCGGTGAAGGGCCGCCAAGGCATCGTAGAGCGCCGCGGGGCCGTCCTCCACCCGAGACAACTTGATCCACAGGCGCTTGAGCTTGCCGCGCTCGGAGCGCTCCTGTGATTGCGAGACAAGGTAGTATCGTCCGCCCTGCTCCCTGACCCTTGGCGGCAGTTTCATCAGCGCACCTTGACGACCTTGGGCCGGTCAGTATCGCTCGACCCTCCCTGACGCGCAAATGCGCCACTGCAGACGGCGGTGTAATGGTCTCGCTCCAGCACGACCCGCCCGATCCTGTCCCGGCGCGCGCGCACAAAGCCGAGCCGGTGCAGTTCGGCCAAGATTTCAGTCGGGCGCGTGTAGCCGGTGATTTCAGACAGTTCGGCGTGTGTGAGGGTAGCGGTCATGTGACATTCAGAACAACTTGCCGCTGCCGTTCTTGCCGATGACGGCGATGTGCTGCTCGAGCGCGGGTGCCGGGAGGATCATGCTAGTGCACCGCCCCAGGCTGCACACCGCCGGTCGTTACCGTCGCGCCGGGTTCGTCCTCCGGGCCGTCGTCACCGTCACCGTCATCATCGTCGGGATCGCGGCCCTCGCCCTTCTTGTCGAACAGCTCGGACGGGTGTATCGGATCGCCCTTCGGCTTGTCATCGTCGAGCGGCCCGAGCTCCTCGAAGCACAGCGCGAGCTGTTGCGCCTTCGCTTTCTGCTCGAGGAAATTGTCGCCGGCGCGCGCCTTGACGAACTTCGCGACCGTGGCCGAGAGCAGGCCGCAGGCCTCGGCGGTCGCCGTCACCGCTTCGTTCAACTCGGCCCGCGCCTGCTGGACCTTGATCGTCAGGTCGATGAGGTTCGGCAGCCGCACGCGCAGCGTCTCGAGCTTCACGACGGCGGTCGTGCCGTCCTTCTCCTTGCGGCCGGTGACTTGCGCGGCCTTCGCTGCTTTCTCTGCGGCTTTGTTCGCCTTCTGCTTGTACGGCTTGCCTGCCTTGCGTGCGTCAACTTGCGCCATTGCGTCGTTCTCCGTTGATGATGGTGCGGTTGAAATATCTTCGGGCCGGAACGGCCAGGAGGTCGGGAGCTTCATCCGATGCTCGTGTCGGTGCGAACGAGATCCGCCGCAACGCGGGCATCGTCTCCGATCGCTTTCGCGGCAGCGCGAGCCTTCGCCCAATCTCCGAGCTTGACGAGCGCAATCGCTTCGTCGAGGGTGCTCACTTCGCGCGCTCCGCCAGCATGGCGTCGGCAATTTTGTACGCCGTCTCGGCGATGATCTCCTCGGCGCGTCGATTGGCAACCAGCGCTCGGTATTTTTCCAACGACGGCTCAGCTTTGAGGGCTTCGATAGCGATGTGCCATGACACATCGATTGCGCCGCGTGCGAAGTAGTCGCGCAGAGTCATGCCGTCGCTCGATGTCACGACGCGATCGCCCTTGAAATCGTAGCCGCTCTTATGCGGGAATGCGGACCCGCCGTTGTCCAGCGAAGCAAGCTCGGCCCGCGTCACTGGCGCGCTCATCGCCGCGTACTCGCCGCGATCGGATCGTTCCTCGCGACCAGGCCCGGCACGTTGAACGCGGCCTTCAGCGCCCGCGCGATCCGGCCCGCTGCGGTCATGTCGAGCTTCAACAGCGCGAGCAGCTCGGGCCGTTCCTTCAGATGCTCGACGAGCTTCTTCTTCACGCCGTTCTCGTCGAGGCCTTGCTCGAATTCGCAGATCCAATTTTCTCTGGTGGTGAAGCCCTCGAGCTTCGCGGGTGCGGCGATCGCACTCGGCGCGGCCGAAGCGGCGGCCGCGAGCTGCGCTTCGCGTGCCTTCGCTTCGCCGTTCTCGATGGTCTGATCGGCCTGCTCGCGCAGCTTCGCAGCTTCCGCTGCGGCCTGCTGCGCCTGCCGGCGTTTCTTCCCATCGGCCTCGAGCGCGACGCGTGCGGCCTCGGCCTCATCGGCCATGCGTCGCAACTCGTCGGCGCGTTGCTGCGCCTTCGCGCGCTCGGCCGCGGCCCGCTGCTCCGCTTCCTGGCGTGCCTTGCGCGCGGCTTCGTCGACGAGGCGGCGCTGCTCCTCGGCCTTGCGCTGCTGCCCTTCCTGGTAGGCGACGAGCTTCGCCTTGATCACCGCCTCGGCCTGGGCAAGCGCCTTGTCTGCTGGATTGAACAGAGCGTTCGCGTTGTCGATGATCTGCTGCGCGGGTTGGATGAACGACTTGCGCAACGACTCAATCCGTGCACGTCGATCCTTGACCATGCGCAGTTCGTCATTCGCTGCGACGGCGAGCTCGTGGCAGTCGATCTCGAAGGACTCGGCCTGCACGATCGCAGTCTCGCTCGAGCGCAACTCGGCTCGCGTGTCCTCTGGCATTTGCAACGTGACGCTGAGGGCCATCTGTTCGGATTCATTTCCCATGCTTCGCCTTCCATCGTTCGATCGTGAGTAGAGAGAGAAACACCGAGAAGTCGTTCGGGTCCTCGTATGGTTGCAGCCTGTATGTCCCGTCCGCGCTCAGCTTCAGAGCGAATCGGTTCTTGATCTTGAGCGCCGCCGCGTGCGCTTTGTCCCATGCGGCGGCATACGCAGAAAGTTGGAGACCTATCGACGCGCCCGCGAAAAAACTTCGCTTCACGTCGATGAGCGATGTGCCCTTCGCCTTCGCGTGCGGCATGTGGCCGGCCAGATCGAGAGTGCCGGCATACTTGAACTCCGGGTGAAACACGCGATGCTCAGACGCGATGAACTCGAAGCCGGTATCCGCGAGGAACTGCTTCCACGCCTTGTAATGTCCGGTCATCCATTCGGGCAGCGTCTCGACGTCGAGGTCCCCGTAGCAGTCCAGCTCGACGAGCTTATGGACCGCGACGCCCTCTTGCCGGGCGTGTTCGAGAATGTGCTCCGGTATGCGATCGTAGGAAGTAAGAGGGGCGAGCACCCGAGTCACGTTCGGGACATACTGTCCGTTCCACGTGTAGACGTGCGCGGCTGGATCGAAGGCGAGCACTACTCGATCCAGGAAACGCAGCCGGCCGTTTCGCATCGGCCCCATACGTGGCCGTTGCTCGCGGCTTGCGACAAATGCAGCCGACCCTTGCACGCTGGGCACTCAATGATCTCGCCCTTGCCGCGCGGAGGTTTCTTGCGCCATTCTGCGACGACAGGCATAACGGTTCGCATGCGAGCCATCGACGCTTCAACGCGTCGCCCTTCCTCCGCGTACTCTTCGTCGCTGGGCTCGATGAAGTGCGAGCACGACGCTTGCTCGCGAGGTCCGAGCTTGAGGCACGGCAGCGACAACGGGACGCCGTCCTTCTCGCGTTCGATATCGTCGTAGACCACGCCGGCCTTGCACGTCTTGTTCTGCACGCCGTTGAAATGCTTGCAAGTGCGGCGTTCTCGCCTGCCGGCCGTCCTTCGCTCTGCGATGGAATCGCTCACGCTCACCCCGGATTCGCGATGAACCCGAGCACGTCGTTCACGCTCGAGGCCTGGATATCTTCGAGCTTCGCGACCTTGAACTTCTCGCACACCTTCTCCTCGGTCAGCCCGACGTTCTCGTTCGCTGCGGCGATGCGCGCGCGCACCGTCTTCAACATTCCCGGCGTCAACGCGCCTGCCGTCGCCGGCCCCGATGGCGGGTCGATCTCGCCCTGCGCGCGCTGCGCTCGCTCGGCCGCGCCTTCACGCAGCGATCCGGCGACGCCTGCTTCGGTGTGCGTCTGCGCTTGCTCGGGTTCTGCCTTCGGCGCCTCCTTCTCCGACTTCGACTTCGGCTGCTGAACGATCTCGCCTGTCGTGTTATCGATCACCGTGCCGAGGTCTTCGGCCTCTTCCTTGATGAGCATGCCGCCGATCGCCGCCGGATAGATCGCGCGCACACCCTCGGCAATACACCGAGCTCGCAGCATGGCGCGCGGGTAGCCTTTCCAATTGTCTTTCCCGGCGAGCCCCGCGTTCTTCGCCATCTCGATCGTCCATTCGACTTGGACGGATCCGCCCTGTGGGTGCGAAAAAACACCGATCACGCAGGTCGGCGTGAATTCCTTCCACTGGACTCTTCCGCCAGCGGCCTGAAAGCGCGCGAGTACCGAGTTCGTCTTGCGCGCCGGCCGGCCTTGGATGATGTCGTAGTCCTGCGTGATCGTCGCCGGGTGCTGCCCTTCGGCCTGCGCGGTCAGCATGAGCGCCATGGCTTGTTCTTTCGTTTTCATGCCGAACAGCCCGGACTTCGCGACAGCATCGGCCATCTTCTCGATATCGCCGAATCCGTAGTAGACCTGCGGCAGGTCATGCGTCTGTGGCGCTTGCTGTTTCACGACTTCAAGGGCGTTGCTCATGGTGAGGTCTCCTGTTGAGTTTGCTCGTCGAGTGCTCGCGTGATTAACGTCGCGAGCGTTTCATCTAGCACAGCAGTCCGGCGCGCACGGTACAGAGCGGACTTCATTCGGAAGTGCGAGGCGAGGAGATCTCGCACCAGTAGGCGCAGCTCCTCGCGATCGAAGCTGAACTCGCCGGTCGTCAGGTAGAACAGCGCGCGGCGCTCGAGCGTTAGCGGTTGACCGTCGCGGCCGATCATTTCAGGTCCGGGTTGTAGTGAGCGGGGATGTCCGCGCGATTGTTCTTCCAGCGATCCAGCAGCGATTCAATCAGCTTGACGCCGTCCTCGCGCTTGGCGTTGCTCACGTACTGCGCGGTGTCGGCAACGGACACGAGCAGAACGAATGCGATCTCTTCGCCGGCCGCTTGCTTCAATAGTTCGGTCAGGATTGCGCTTATGTCCTGCAGCGCGAGGCTTACTTGCACGAACTGCTTTTGTCGCTCGCTCAAGCCGCTCTCCACAAAACCTTCGGGCTGCCGTTGCTCGAACGAGCAGCCGCAAATCCTGCGGACACTATGAACCCTTCGCGCTTGGCAAGACGCAGCACGATTCCCCACGCGCGTTGATCCGGCGGGTCGTCGACGCCGTTCGCGTGCGACCATTCGCGCATATCCTCGGCGAGAAACTCCCGGCCGTGAACGATGGCGAACGTCTTCACCGCCTGCAGCGCCGTGCGCGTCCACTGCGCATTCAGTCTGTCGGCACGATCGCCGGCGCGCTTTGCCGCCGAGTGACCGCGGGCCCGGGCTTGATCGAGATCGAGCGGGAGCTGAGTCACTGCAAACTCATCACGGCCAAGAGAAAGACGTACGTCACAGCAAAGCCAGCCGCCACGATGCCGGCGTTCCAAACAATTCGCCCGGCGGCGTAGAGCCTTCGCGGGATCGGCCGGTGCCTGCTCGGGCTCTCGGAGGTCAGTCGAACGTTGCGCAGCTCCGGGTGCAGCGCTGCGCGCTTCGCGTATCCAAGGCTCATGGCATCGCCCTCATGGTTTTATCCGCCGGCCGGTCCGCAATGGCGCGCAGTTGCTTGGCCACGCGCAGCATCTTGTCGTGCTCAACGCGAACTGTTTGGTCGCCAGGCCATTCGGTGTGCTCTGGCGGGCGTGTGTGCGACTCGCGCAGCACCGTCGCCTCGGCCTCAAGCATCGCCGCAGCGTCGCGGATGATCCAACGGTCGGAGGCCTTTAGCATCCGTCCCTCCAGGTCTCTCCGAGTCTGATTCGCGAAATTGTCGATCGAGAAACTTTGAACTGGAGGGATAGTTCCGGCCCGCTCTTATCTGATGATCGAATATTGCGGACCACGTCCCACGTTAACTTTGCCGCGGGCGAACTCTCGCCTTTTAGCTCGCGTCTCCTGTCACGCCCGGATCGATCGCGTTCGCGTCGTCTCGTGGATTCCTCTCTCCGACACGTCCTGCAAAAACGCCCGAGGCCGTTCTTGCGCACGATGAGGTTGTGTCCGCTATACGGATGCCCTTTGTCGCAGTGAGTCTTGCGCGCATTGATGGCTGCGAAACCGAATCCGCGCAGGGTGTTTTCCTTGCCCGACACCGGCTCTAGGTGATCGGGGTTCACGCAGCTTGTGGTGCGACACAGGTGATCGATCGTCATTCCTGCCGGAATTGGTCCGCGCAGCAGTTGGTACGAAACGCGATGCGCTCCTTGATTGCGCCCGTCGAAGCGCAGCACCCCGTAACCCTTACGGTTCAGATAACCGATCCAGATCCAACATCCGCTCGGATCGATTCGTACTTTTGGCATCAGGCGCTTGAGATAAACGGAATGGCTCTCGTGGCTCATGATTCGATCCACACCAAGAATTCGCCATCGCTCAAAGCCGCGATCCGGCGAACTCGACCGACTGAGGGATGCGGACGGATGATCTGCCGGCGCACTTCAAGGCACGCGCGCAATGCCGCCACGGTGATCGCCGCGCTCATGGCTGCCTCTCGCGTGCCTTAACCTCATCCTTGGCGGCAGACATCGCTTCCAACTCGCCGACAGTCAGCGGGCGATCAGGCGCTTCAATCGGGCTCGGCAGCATGTCGGTCCAGTACAGCACCGTTGCTGCGATGATCGGATCGGCGGTGACGTAGTACCAGCGCTCGCCCTGGTGGTATGCGCTCCAAACTTCCCCGTCATCGAGCGCGACGAGCACAACCATGTCGTCGTCGGGCAGCTCGTCGGCGACTGCGGTCCACTCGCCGGTGTAGGTAAGCGTTCTCATCATTCCTCTCGCTTCGCCTTGGCAATAGCAGCGCTCGTCATTTCGTGCGCAGTGGCACGGTTCAGGATCGAGTCCCAATGGGTCAGGATCCGGTCAGACGATTTGTGCTCCCGGAAGATCGCCAACAGCTTGTGCGCTTCCATCACCCCGGCCGCAGCACCGGCTTTGAAGGCTTGTGCTACCAGCGCATCCATCCCCTTGTGCAGCGAGTCGCACCGCTCACGCATGCTGTCCAGCTCAAGCAGCAAGTCGCGGTCGGATTGACGCCGGGTCGATTGGCGCTGCTCGGTGTGCGCTACGTCTGCGGCGGTTTGCATCGTCTCTCCCTGGTGCGCGGGTGCGCGGTAGGGCGTAAAGTAAATGACTATTTACATAGTGTCAATACTCATTTACATCCGAGACAATAAAAAGGCCGGCGCAAAGCCGGCCTAACTTCCGTGGACTATTCGTGATCGAGATCCCGCGCTCTCGATTTCGGAAGTAGTCCGAACGCGCGCACGATCTTGTGATCGGGTGCCGGGCGCAGCTGCTTGAGCGCACCAGCCTTCCGGCCTGCCTGAGTGATTATGCGATTTGTAAGCGCGGCGCGCTTGATATCGTTTAGAAGTTTGTTTCGTTGTTGGGCGTCTAGTGATCGCAGCTGCGTGACGGCCAATCTCTCCCTGTCGGTCAACTTCACGTCTTCCTCCGTGTGTACTACGAGGTTTTCTTGCGAAGATCCTCCATTGGTATTTTATGCTTGCCGACGTCGTCGATTGTTCCCTCATTCTTGGCGAGCCAATAGGGCGTAACCCATAGCGCGTCGCAAAGATCCAGAAGCAGCAGCGCGTCGATCGATGGCTTTCTTTTTTCCGTGCTCAAGTATTGCCCTATCGTTGCGCCGCGACATGTGACAGCGAGACTCCTGCCGAGGGCGGCATTCATGGTGCGTCCGGAGTTGTCCGCGTAGACGTAACCGGCGCGCTCCATCGCCTTTCTAAGTCGAACGGGAAAGTAATCGTCGAGCGGCCGCTTGAACGGCTTCGGAACTCCCTTCCGTGGTCCCCTCTTTTTCCCTTTTGTTTTCGCCATGGCGCGAGAAACATAGCGCCCCTCAAGTAAATGAGTATTGACAGATGGTAAATGACTATTTACCATGCCCGCCTATGTCCCCATCCGAGTTGATTGCGCACTACAAAACGAAGGCCGCAGTCGCGGACGCCATCGGCGTTGACCGTCAGGTTGTCCAGGGCTGGTTCGAGCGCGGGAAGGTGCCGCTAGAGCAGCAGACAAAGCTGGAAGTCGCAACTGATGGGCGCCTGAAAGCCGATGTGAGCGAGGAGTTCCGAGAGATCGTCGTTAGGGGCGCCGCCGCATGACCCAAGTCACCGCCTTTTTCCAGTTCATCGATTGGATCGACGCCGCGATCGTGTTTGTCAAGGTTGCGCTGCTGACCCTTGGGGCGGCAGGCGCGTGCTGGTGGCTCATCAGTCGGGGGCGGCGGCGAACATGACGGCTGCATTTTCTATTTTTTTTGTGGTAGATCAACAGTCAAACGGAGTCAAATGTTTTGACGGGACTTGCCGGTCATGATGCAAGTCGATCTGCCACTGTTCCGAAAGCCAGCGCCGCCAGACGTTTCGATTGAGACCATCATGCGCCGCAAGGACTTCCTCGGCGCGATCAACCTGTGTATCGAACTGTCCGGGCTCGATGACAAAGAGATCTACCTTGAACTGAAGATCGACGCGGCGCAGTGGTCGCGCATCCGCAAGGGCGAGGCGCACTTCCCGCCGAACAAGCTGCAATCGCTGATGACGGTCTGCGGCAATCAGGTGCCGCTGATCTGGCTCGCGCGGCAGTACGGCTACGAGCTGGTGCAGATCGAGAGCGAGACGCAACGCTTGCTGCGCATTGAACATGACGCGCGCGTTGAGGCCGAGAAGAAATTGGCGTATGCCGAGTCGCTGTTGAAGGGTCGCGGATGAAGATCAAGGTTTTCATCGACGCCGAGATCGGATACACGACCTATCCCTGCAAGCAGGTTATTGGTGGCGTATTCGATTGGCGCTCCTTCGTAGTTGTTGGTGAATGCTTGTCCGCTCCGCCTGACGGATTCCCGTGTCCGTTGTATATCGTCGTCGACGAGTTATCTGGGCATCCAGTAGGAAAAGGCGGCACAGTTCAAGAGGCCGTGGCACAAGCACGGTATGTCCTGACTGTTTGCGACAAGCCCGCGCTCGCGAAATTGTTCTCCGAACATCGCGGGCGCGGTGAGGCATTCCAGCGGGAGCAGTTGCGTCGGCTGAAACAAGCCGCTGATGAAGAAAGCGCCAGAAGAGAGGCGGAGCGTCAACAGCGTCTTACGAGATCAATTCCAAGGGCGCGAATGAAGGTTTTCAACGCGAGCCATGGAAAATGTCACTACTGCGCCACGGAATTAGATTTGCGCGGCAACTGGCATTTGGAACACAAGACGCCGCGATCCCGTGGTGGCACCGACTTACCTGACAACCTCGTTGCGAGCTGCGCGCCATGCAACATGAAAAAGGGCCGCAGAACGCACGAGGAGTTTCAGGTCGAGACGACGCTGAAGGCGGTGAAGACGTGAGATACATCGCGCTCAAAATGACAGTTGATTGATTTTTTTTGCCTTGTCTATGTGCGGTTACTGAACAGACGAAACGCATCGTGCGATAGCGCACACAGGTAGCGCCGGCCCCGCAGCCGGCATAACAAAGCTGGGAGACGTGGGATGGGACAGAGCGATGGAGCGCGCAGGGATGGGCCGCGGGTAGGCCGATGCATACCCGCGCCCATCGCCTATGACGTCGCGCTCGAGCAGGTCATCGGCGCCGTAACGCACGCGCTGGCCGTCACCGGCGATGCGCGCTTTGTCGTCCTTCAGCGGGCAGTCATTGCGATGCGCTCAACGACTCAGGTCGAGCGCATGGAGCGGGAGCTGAAGATTGCCTGACGACCGCTATCTGCCGGAGCTGCTGCAGCCGGCGCACTCTCTGGTGGCCGAGCAGGCGGTGCTCGGTGGATTGCTCCTAGACAATCGGGCGTACGACCGGATCTACGATCTCGTCGCCGAGCAGGACTTCTATCGGGCCGACCATCGGACTATCTGGCGCGCGATTGCCGCGTTGATCGAGCGCAACAAGCAGGCTGACGTCATCACGGTGAACAACGCGCTTGACGATGACCTGGGCGAATACCTGGTCAACCTGATGCAGTCCACGCCATCGGCCGCCAACATCCGCAACCACGCCCAGATCGTGCGTGAGAAGGCGATGTTGCGCGCGCTCACCGCGGCTGGCCAGCAGATCGCCGAGCAGGCGCTTGAGCACGGCGCCGACGCGCAGGAGGTCGCAGAGAAGGCCGAGGCGCTCGTCTTAGGCGTCAGCGATCGGGGCGCTCAGCACGAAGCGCGTGAGCCGGTTCTGTTGAAGGACGCCGTATTCGAGGCCGTCGACTACCTGGATGCCGAACGCCAGGCCGGCATCGCTACCGGATACACCAAGATCGACGCCATGCTGCCCGGCGGGGGATTTCAGCCCGAGCAGCTCGTCATCATCGCCGGCCGCCCGAGCATGGGGAAGTCCGCGCTGGCCTATTGTTTCGCCGAAGCCGCCGCATTGGGTGCCAAGACGGTCGCTTACTTCGCGCTCGAAACATCGCGCCGCGAGATCGGTATCCGGGCGCTACGCTGGCATCAGTCCGAGCTCCTACGCGGTCCGGCGGTCAAGCTGCTTTCCGAGTTACCGCTGATCATCGATGACTCACCGGCGATCGGTCTCTCGCACATGCGCATCCGGTTGCGCAGGATCCGCCGCCAGCGCGGGCTGCATATGGTCGTCGTCGACTATCTGCAGCTCATGCGTCACCGCTCAGAGTCCCGATTGCAGGAGGTCTCTGAGATCAGCCGAGGGCTCAAGGCCATCGCCAAGGAATTCGCCGTGCCGGTGATCGCCGTCGCGCAGCTCAACCGGCAGACCGAGGGGCGAACCGATCGCCGGCCGATGCTCTCGGACCTGCGCGAGTCAGGCCAGATCGAGCAGGATGCCGACGTGATCATGATGTGCTATCGGGACGAGTATTACGACCCGAAGAGGGCGCTGCAGGGGTTCGGGGAAGTGTTCGTGCGCAAGAACAAGGATGGCCCAACGGGCGAGGCGCTGCTGCGCTGGAATGGCCCGCTGACGCGCTGGATCGACTACACCGGTGAGCGGCCGGCGGCGCCTGCGCAAACGGTGCTGGCCGGCAGCGCGAACGTCAAGGAGTTCAGGCCGAAGGGGGATACGGCATGAACTTCTACAAGCACCATCTCGGCGATTACGCCAAGGACACGGCGCACCTCTCGCTGATGGAGCACGGCGCGTATCGTCGGATGCTCGACGTCTATTACTCGGCCGAGAAAGCGCTGCCGATCGAGGTGGCGAAGATCCTCCGATTGATTGGTGCTCGATCGAAAGAGGAAAAGGAATGCGTCACCGTCATCCTCGACGAGTTCTTTGAACTCGAAGAAGACGGCTGGCATAACAAGCGCTGCGACGAGGAGCTCGGGAAGTACGGCGCGCAGGCGGAAACGAATCGTCGCATTGCGGCGGAACGCGAGGCCAGGAAGCTGGAGCGTGAGCGCGAACGAATCGTTCGGGAATCACAAACGAATCGTGTAACGAATCGTTCCAATAACAACAACGAATCGTTGAACGAACCGTTGAACGAATCGTACAACGAAGTGGATCAAGATCGTCAACCTAGCCAGAAGCCAGAAGCCAGAAGCCAAGAAAAAGATAAACCCCCTATCCCCCTTTCCGGGGGCAACGGTACGGCGAACGGCCACGACCTGCTCGGTGATGGATCAACGCCGAAGCGTCCGAAGCGACCAGCGAAACATGCGTTGACCGAGGGCTGGTATCCAAGCGACACGACCATCGCATGGCTGAACGAATTCCTGGCAGGCAACGGTCTATCCGAGGATTGGGGGCAGAGGCAGCACAACCTGTTCATCGGAAAGGCGAAGGCTAATGCATGGGTCTATGCGAATTGGGATCAGGCGTACCGAAATTTCATGACCGAGAACGGCCCTGGTGGACGCTTCTGGAAGGCGCCGCAATGAGCAAACCGCTTCGACTTACCTGGCTCGACGACGGACCCTACGTCATCACCGAGCCCGAGCTCGTCATGCGCCACTTCACGCACGAGGTGGACGGAAAGACGAGTCAGGATCACGCGGTCGCGAACATCGAGCGCAAGGCGACTCCGGAGGAGGTTGAGGCGTGGAAACTGAAGCGGTAAAGCCGAAGCACCACGGGCATCGATGGCTCAAGAGCAAAGAGGCGCGAAGAGCGGTTCTCGTCTGCATCGACTGCGGAGCGAAATTCACCGGCTACTGGCCGAATCCAAAGGCCAAGACCACGCCACCACACAAGCGCCCGGTGCGCAAAGGAGCGAAGTGATGAGCGAGCGCCAGCACGTGAGCGATGCGGCGTGGAATGCGCGGTATTCGGATTGTGACGTCGAGTCTCGATCGGACGTTGAGTTATCGCATTGGAAGGATGGCGTCATGCTCATCACCGTCGAGGAGTGGGATCGGCGCATCGAGGATAGCAACATGATGCTGGCATGGGTTGAGAAATTCAAAGCGGACGCCAGGGCGCAAGACCAAGGATTGATCGACGCGCTTAACAACGTGCATCGGCTTGAGACTGAGCGCTTTTGCATGATCGCCGCGCACAACTCTGAACTTGCCGCCCTGCATGCCGAAACCGAACGCCTGCGGAGGTTGCTCCGCTGGGCAGAAAATGGGCCGCCCGAATATCCCGGCCCGAGGAAAAAATGGCGCGCTGGGCCGCCACTGTGAACGTCGGCCAATCCCTCGGCGAGCTCCAGCTCCGCGTCGCTCAACTTGAGGACGTGCTCAAGCAGCATGGGATTCAGATCCCGGCGGTGCTGACCGGAAGACCGGCGCCGGCGAGCCCGGAAGCGCCCAAAGTGCACCGCCTATCCCGAGAGGACGAATCGGCTCCGACGCCGCTGGTCGTTTCCTATGCGCCGATCGGACTCAGGCCAAGCGTGCGCGCTCTCCTCGCCGCATCAGAGCAACCGCTGACCGTCGACGAGATCACCAAAAGCCTGAAGATGTTCGACCGTCGCAAGGTCGCGCAGAACCTATCCGTGAGCGTGACACAGGGATATTTCGTGCGCGAGGGCAGCGGCGTCGCAGCGAAGTATCGGTTGCCATGAGGAGAACGCAATGCTGATCATTGGAATCGACCCAGGCATCTCCGGCGCCATCGCAGCGGTCACCCCATCGGGTCGGCTCGAATGGGTGCAGGACAT